ATAACTGAAGAGAAAGATAAGATGTTGAGTATTGCTACAATGCAAGCTCAACAAGAATATGATCGTATAATGGAATTAGTAGTTGTTCTAAAGAAACAAGCTGATGACATTAAGAGAAGAATGAACACAACAAGATTAATACATTCTGCTAAATTTGCATTTAAGGTAGTTCCAGGTAAAAAGTATTGGTTAATTGAAGAAACACGTTTTGTTGGAGATAAAATTATAATTTTGTCATCATTGGGACCAGATGATTGGTCTTGTGGTGCGCCTGTGTCATATCGATATATAACCGAAGTGTTATGTTTAGGTGATTTTACTTGGCAAGAAGTTTATAAGGACCCATCGTCTAACGGTTAGGACAGCACCCTTTCACGGTGCTAATGCGGATTCGAATTCCGCTGGGTTCACCATTTTGTGGATGTGGCAGAGAGGTCAAATGCAAGAGTCTGCAAAACTCTAAAGTCGTCGGTTCGAATCCGACCATCCACTCCAATGCTCGATTAGCTCAGTGGTGAAGAGCAGGAAAGATTAATTGGCGATTAGTTCAGCGGTAGAACCCAGAACTGTTAATTCTGTTGTCCCTGGTTCGAATCCAGGATCGCCAGCCAATTTTGGGACTATAACTCAATGGTAGAGTAACTGGCTTTTAACCAGTAAGTTGTGGGTTCGAGTCCCACTGGTCCCACCAATTTGATATGGGTAGTGAGTAGCATTGGTGACTACAGCAGACTGTAAATCTGCCGTCTTATGACATACTTGGTTCGACTCCAAGACTACCCACCAGTTTTTGCCCCTGTAGTTTAACGGTAGAACAACGGCCTTATACTCCGTCTTGGCGCCAGATTAGCGCATGGTACAGGTTCGAATCCTGTCGGGGGCACCACATATATATTTAAGTATAGACGGAGAGTAGCTCAGTTTGGTAGAGCATCTGGTTTGGGACCAGAGGGTCGCAGGTTCGAATCCTGTTTCTCCGACCAATTTGTTTTTGAGGTGATTATATGAGTACGATGCAAATGTTTCCTTTGTTTTCTATTCCTTTTGCAAAGATTAATTTATCTGATCAGATTGAACAGGCTGATATTGATGCAGTTTTGGCTTATGCCGACAACAAAGAAATTCTTGATAAAAGTGTAATGAATTTAAAAAGTACAAATTCATATGTGTTGAATAGTGGACTTTCAAAAAATTCAAAACTAAAGAATTTAATGAAAGAACACGTACAATTTTTTCTACATACTGTTCTCGGAGAACAAAGCGCAGAAGTTAAAATAACTCAATCGTGGATTAACGTTACGCCTCCGGGTGATGCTCACCATAGACATAAACATACTAATAGCATAATTAGTGGTGTTCTATTCTTCAGAGTTCCTTCTCAAAGTGGAAAATTTGTTGTCGAGAAACCTGATTATCAATTATCTTCTGTTAGAAATTTTGCAACAGCCGAAACTAATTATAATAATGATTTTTATGAGTTTGTTCCAGACGATCTTGAATTGTGCTTGTTTCCTAGCCATCTTATTCATTACGTAACAAAGAATGAATCTACATTCGATAGAGTATCATTATCGTTTAATACATTCTACACTGGAGAAATAAACACAGATCATAACAGTGGTAGAAATTCTCTATCTTATCTGTATTTTGAATAATGTTTTGCCCTTATAGCTCAGTTGGTAGAGCACCTGCCTTGTAAGCAGGGGGTCTGGGGTTCAAATCCTCATGGGGGCACCAATCGGGGGATTAGTTAAATGGGATAACGGGAGCTTTGCAAGCTCTTATTGAGAGTTCGATTCTCTCATCCTCCACCATTTTTATAGGTTGTATTATGAATTGTTTATCTGATTTGAAAGAAGCTTTGCTTAAACAAGGACAGAAAGTGTCTGGATTTACAGGATATCAGTTGATATATAAAGATGAAGTATATTCAATGTCTTTAGGTGAATTTTTTGTTGACGGTAAACCAATTGAAAAAAAAGTTTTAATAGATAAATTAAAGCTTAAAAAATAACTCCCGTTGGTGTAACGGTAACACAGCAGTCTCCAAAACTGCCTTTTGCGGTTCGAATCCGTAACGGGAGGCCATCAAAGGATAAATCATGCAAAAGATAAATCTAGAACAAGTAAAAGAATTCATACGCAATCAAACACCAGAAACTAAAATTTATCTTGGTGCAGATTCGGAAAGATTTATTCGTGATGATGAATGGTACGCAGATTATACTTTGGCAATTGTTGTTCATCTTAGTGGCAAACACGGATGCAAAATATTTGGTGAAGTAATTCGAGAAAGAGACTACGACAAGAAGAAAAGCAAACCTTCTATGCGATTGATGAATGAGGTATACAAGGTCGCAGACCTGTTTCATTCTCTCGCTGACGTATTAGAAGATCGTTATGTTGAGGTACACCTGGACATTAATCCAGACGAGATGCATGGGTCATCTTGTGTTGTACATCAGGCAATAGGATATATTAAGGGAACGTGTAATGTTGTTCCTATGGTTAAACCCAATGCGTTTGCTGCATCATATGCGGCCGATAGATTAAAGGAATTTTTAGATAAAGTAGCCTGATGCGTGGTTAGCTCAGCGGTAGAGCAACGCCCTTACAAGGCGTGGGTCGTAGGTTCAATCCCTACACTACGCACCAATTATCTGCCCGTAGCTCAGTTGGATAGAGCAACAGCCTTCTAAGCTGTCGGTCGGTGGTTCGAATCCACTCGGGCAGGCCAAATTTAAATTTTAGCGAGTGTGGTGGAATGGTATACGCATCAGACTTAAAATCTGACTCCGAAAGGATTGTGGGTTCGAGTCCCACCACTCGCACCATTTTGGAGTTTGTATGTACGACGGTAAACAAGTAAGAATTTATTATCATTGTTTTTTAACCGAAGATAAAACTTGGGTTTTTACATTATTAGATCAATTTAATATGTTGAAATGGTCTGGTTTGTTGGACGTTGTAGATTATTTTCCTGTCTTTGTCGGCGGTTCAAAAAAACAAATTGACTTGTTCAAACAATTTGCTTTAGTCTGTCCTAAAATTACAATTGCCAAAGAAATGATTGTAAATACCACAAACGAAGATATTCGCACAGGTCAACACAATCATTTTGATAATGAAAACATTTTTTCTGAAAGACAAACCATGAATCAAATATGGTTAGATTCACAAGAAAAAGATTTTTATTTTCTTTATCTACAAACAAAGAGTGTAACTTCATTTGCATTGAACATAGATAGTGATATCAAAAACGTTCAGAGATTTTCTTTTGATTTTACTGCAAGAAAATTAATGGAAGAAAACAATATCAATCGATGGAAAGAATGTATTGATAAGTTAGAAGATTATAATATGGTGGGTTGTTTTTTGTCTGATGACCGGTGTAATTTGCACGATTCGAGTTTAGATGAATTATCAGAAGATAAGATCGATAAAGAAAATTATGATCTAGACAATAGGCAATATCTTCCTAGAGGCTATAGAGGTAATATTTTTTGGTCCAAAAGTTCACATATAAGAAAACTTAATTCTATAATGGACAACACATGGTGGGATAAAGAAAAAAAGAAAAACACCTATTCTATTCCTGATAGATGGATAGCAGAAGTTTGGCCGATGTCTTACGAAGATAGTATTGAAAATTATTTCAACTTTAAAGAAGAAAGGTTAGAGAAAATATACAAAAGAACGATAAATTCAAATAGCGAAAACCTATGAATAGAAAAGAAGAATTGTTGCTTGTTCTGATGGAAGAATGTGCAGAAATAATACAAGCCGTATCCAAGATCCGAAGATTTGGAGAACACGCTTATAATCCATTAGACAAGAAGAAAATTACCAATTCGGTTCATTTAGAAACTGAGATTGGTGACTTCATGGGAGTATTAAAACTCTTAGTCGAAGAGAACCACATAAACGGTGAGAACTTGATAGAATTGGCAGAAAAGAAAATAAAAAAACTGGACAAGTACATGAATGCCAAAAGACCTATTGACAAGTACGACCAAGATGATATATAATACTAGTATGCGGGCATGATGTAATGGTAGCCTGTGACCTTGCCAAGGTTAGCGTGTGAGTTCGATTCTCACTGCCCGCTCCACATATCTTTTATATGTCATACATATATTTGTTGATTCAGTTTATTGCGGATGTTCTCCTGGGAGAGAACTTAGCCTTCCAAGCTAATGAAGCCGGTTCGAATCCGACCATCCGCTCCATTTATTGCGGGGTAGCTCAGTAGTAGAGCGATGGACTCATAATCCATAGGTCGTCGGTGCGAGTCCGGCCCCCGCTACCACTAAGATAAAAAAACTTCACTCTATGAGTAGACTGTCTGCTCAAACAAAAGGATAATTTTATGAACGTTATAGCTCTCAAGTTGGTCACAGGCGAAGATGTTCTCGGTGAATTAGTTGCCGGAAGTCTCGACTGTCTCGACTCATCAGAATTTGTTATCGAAAACGCGGTAGGTATTGCGGTCGTCAGAGGCAAAGATGGTACTCCTAATGTTGGACTATCACCGTTTCCTCTACATGGTGAACAAGAGAAAGGCAAGACAATTTCCATTGCCAGAAAGCACGTAGTGTATTATTATACTCCAGCAGAAGATTTTATTACGCATTACAACCAGATCTTTGGTTCTGGTCTTGTCGTACCCACTCCTAAAAGCTTAATTAAAGGCTAAATGACTTTTTATACAAACGTTAAGAATCTTAGCGGTAACATCCTTTATCGGGGTGTTGTAGACGGAAAGAGAGTTAAACAGAGAATTGAATATTCTCCCTCTCTTTTCTTACCCTCAAAGCGCGTCACTAGTTACACCAGTCTTGAAGGTGACTATCTTGACCAAAAGATTTTTGGAACTATTCGTGAAGCAAAAGACTTCATCAAGCAGTTTGAGGGTGTATCAAATGCTCCAAAAATCTATGGTCAGACTAGATTCGAATATGCCTTTATTGCCGACCAGCATAAGGGTATGGTCGATTACGACTTTGAGAAAGTTCTGGTAGGAGTAGTCGATATCGAGGTCGGTTCTGAGAACGGATTCCCTGATCCATATCAAGCAAACGAACCTATTACGGCCATTACTGTCAAATATCTTGGTGGCGCCACGTTTGTTTTCGGTTGCGGCGATTATGAAACTCGCGGCGAAGAACGTTATGTCAAATGTAAAGATGAGTGGACTCTCTGCAAAAGATTCATTGAACTGTGGACAAAGAGATGTCCAGATATCATTACTGGTTGGAATACAGACTTCTTTGATATACCCTATCTCGTTAATCGTTTCCGTAAAATTCTTGGAGAAGATGAAACCAAGAATCTTTCACCGTGGAGATATATTTTTGAACGTACCACCAAGGTCAATGGCCGTGAACTAACCGCCTATGATCTTGTTGGCATATCATCATTAGATTACATCGAACTGTACAAGTGGTATGCACCTGGCGGCAAATCACAAGAATCATATCGACTTGATAATATTGCCAACGTAGAACTTGGTGAACGTAAGATCGACTTCTCCGAATATGATTCCTTACATCAACTGTATAAGCAAGACCATCAAAAGTTTATTGAGTACAACATCAAAGACGTTGAACTTATTATTAAACTGGAAGATAAGTTAAAGTTGTTAGAACTGGCCGTTACTCTGGCATATGATACCAAATCTAACTTTGACGATGTGTTTGCACAGACCCGTATGTGGGACGCATTAACATATTCTTATCTATTAGATCAAAACATTATCGTGCCTCCTAAAGTGGTCAAAGAAAAGAACGCGGCCTTTGAAGGTGCGTATGTAAAGATACCACAAGTTGGTCTACATGAATGGGTTGCCTCATTCGACCTTGATTCTTTGTATCCGCACCTCATGATGCAATACAATATCTCTCCAGAAACTTTGATTGAACCAGAGAACTATAGCCAAGAGATGCGAGACATACTTTCACAAGGCGTCACGGTTGAGAAATTACTCAAGAAAGAAATTGATACCTCGGAATTGGTTAATGCTACACTGACACCTAATGGTCAGTTTTTTCGTACCGACATTCAAGGATTTCTGCCTAAGATGATGGTAGAAATGTACGAAGATCGCAAGAAGTTTAAACAGTTAATGTTGGCAGCAAAACAAGAAAAAGAAAACGAAAATAATCCTGCCAAAAAATACGAAATTGAAAAGAAAATTGCTAAATACAATAACATTCAATTGGCGAAAAAAGTATCTCTAAACTCAGCTTATGGTGCATTGGGTTCACAATACTTTCGTTTCTATGACTTGCGTATGGCTCTTGGAGTTACTACTGCCGGTCAATTGTCAATTCGGTGGATTGAAGCAAAGATCAATGAGTACATGAACAAACTATTAAGTACGAGTAAAGATTATGTTATCGCCTCAGATACGGATTCAATCTACCTTAATCTTGGTCCGTTGGTACATAAAGTGTATTTACAACCAACTCAGATTGAATCGGTTATCTCCTTCATGGACCGTGTCTGTGAGGAAAAAATTCAACCGTATATCGATAAAAGTTATCGAGAACTTGCTGAATATGTCCACGCCTACGATCAAAAAATGAGAATGAAGCGAGAAGGACTCTCTAACAAGGGAATCTGGACCGCCAAAAAACGATACATTCTCAATGTCTATAACAATGAAGGCGTACAATACAAAGAACCACAGATGAAGGTGATGGGTCTAGAGATGATTAAGTCATCTACACCATCTGCCATTCGTGAGAAGATGATGACCGCCGTGAAACTAATGGTATCTGGTACAGAACTTGATATTCACCAGTTTATTGCTAACTTTCGAGAAGAATTCAAAAAATTGCCCGCCGAAGAGATTTCCTTCCCTCGCGGATGTAACGGACTCAATAATTATTCTGACGCAACTACTCTATATAAGAAAGGTACGCCGATCCATGTTAAAGGTGCCCTTCTATATAACTATCATTTGAAACAAAAGAATCTAGATAAAAGATATCCCTTTATTCAAGAAGGTGAGAAATTAAAGTTCGCCTATCTGAAGATGCCAAATCCATTTAAAGATACCGTCATCTCATATCCAGGTCGCTTACCAACCGAATTTGGGCTTGACAAGTATATCGATTATGATGTACAATTTGAAAAAGCATTTCTAGATCCTATCAAAGTTATTCTTGATTGTATGGGATGGAAAACTGAGAAGATGAATTCAATTGAAGATTTTTTTACTTGAGGTAATAATATGAGTATACTTGATAAGATCAAGAAGAACAGTTCAATCAAAGATTCGGCAATTTTGTCAAAGTCGAAGTTCTTTACCGATAAAGATATGATCCCTACCGCAATTCCCATTATCAATGTGGCATTGTCTGGTAAGTTAGATGGTGGGTTGACACCAGGTCTTACAATGTGGGCTGGCCCGTCTAAACACTTTAAGACGGCATTTTCACTATTGATGGCCAAATCTTATATGGACAAGTACGATGACGCAGCGTTACTTTTCTATGATTCAGAGTTTGGTACTCCTCAGTCTTATTTTGACTCGTTTGGTATTGATACTGATCGTGTTTTACATACACCGCTAACCGACATCGAGCAATTAAAGTTCGATGTGATGAAGCAACTTACCGATTTAGAGAGAGGCGAACACCTCATTATCGTTATTGATTCGATTGGTAACTTGGCGTCTAAGAAAGAAGTTGAAGATGCCTTGGATCAAAAGTCTGTTGCTGATATGTCCCGTGCCAAACAGGTCAAGTCTTTGTTCCGCATGGTGACACCGCATCTAAATCTAAAAGATATTCCGATGATTGTTGTGAATCACACATACAAAGAAATTGGTATGTTCCCTAAAGATATTGTTGGCGGCGGTACAGGATCATATTACTCAGCCGATAACATCTTTATTCTTGGTCGTCAACAGGAGAAAGAAGGAACCGAAGTTATTGGTTACAACTTCATCATCAATGTTGAGAAGTCTCGTTATGTTCGAGAGAAGTCCAAGATTCCTGTGACTGTATCATTTGAAGGAGGCATCTCCAAATGGTCTGGTCTCCTTGATCTCGCACTAGAATCTGGTCATGTCAGTAAACCTTCCAATGGTTGGTATTCCCGCACACTGGCTGACGGTGAAGTTGAAAATAAGAAGTGGCGTATCAAAGAAACTGATACCAAAGAATTCTGGGAAGATGTTCTTGCACAAGAAACTTTTCAAAACTTTATTGTTAGTAAGTATCAGATTTCAAATGGCAATATAATGCAAGATACGGATGATGAATAAGGAACAATTATGCCAAAAATATATGAAAGTCCCGACAACGGTGATACTGTGTATGAAAGAGAATTTGGTACTTTAGATAGAACGCAGATTAAGCAGAAACGTGGTAAGCGTATTATGCAACGACAAGCCGCAATTAAAAAACAAGTTAAAATTGCCAAATCACATGGTCTGAAGGTGGAAGAACCACACAGATATGCAAAACACCACGCATTAGATTGTGGTGTTCCTAATTGTCCAATGTGTGCTAATCCACGGCGACAGGGTAAAAAGACGTTACAAGAAAGGAAAGCAGATGAAGCCGGATATGATTGAGGGAATTGATTATTCTTTTATATTCCCCGAGAACGACGATAAAAGAGTACACATAAAACTGATATCGGGTCCATACAAAGATGTTGTGTACCGGTATGGTGGAGTCAAAATTGAGGAAAAGAATGACGAAGGACATTTACTTTTTAATTATGAAATAGTAGAATCAACTGTTGTTAAGCCAAAGAAACTTGAAAAAGATATGGCATTTAAAACATACATTGGTGATTTACTTGTACAATTGATGACCTCAAATATAAATCAGGATATTATAGATGAAACTGGAACAGACGATACTCAAAAACTTAATTTACAATGATGATTACCTACGCAAGGTTCTACCATTTGTAAAAGAAGAATACTTTTCGGATAATGTTGAAAAGGTAATCTTTAATGAAATACAATCGTTTACACAAACTTATAATAATACGATCTCGACTGAGGCACTTATACTTGCCGTGCGAGAAAAACGTAATATTACAGATGATGAAGTGGAACGATCCGAATCTTATATTGCAGAAATTGTTAAAGCTAAGGACGAAACATCACCGATTCAATGGCTTGTTGATAGGACAGAAAAGTTTTGTCAAGAAAAGGCGATCTACAACGCAGTATTGGGGTCTATTTCTATTCTCGACGGAAAGGACAAGGCTCATGACAAAGGTGCAATACCCAAGATATTATCGGACGCCTTGGCGGTAAGTTTTGACAATTCGGTTGGCCACGATTATCTAAAAGACTACGATTCTCGATATGAGTTTTATCATCACAAAGAAGAACGCACACCTTTTGATCTAGATTACTTTAATAAGATCACAAAAGGCGGATTACCAAATAAGACTCTCAACATCGCTTTGGCTGGCACAGGTGTTGGCAAATCTCTTTTCATGTGCCACGTTGCTGCGGGTGCCTTGGTTCAAGGTAAAAATGTCCTATACATAACGTTGGAAATGGCAGAAGAAAAGATTGCAGAAAGAATTGACGCGAATCTGCTCAACGTAAAACTTGACGATCTTATTGATTTACCAAAAGATATATATGACCGAAAGGTCTCAAAAGTCCGAGAGAAAACTACCGGCAATCTAATTATAAAAGAATACCCAACAGCATCCGCTTCGGCTATACATTTTAGGACATTATTAAATGAACTCAATCTTAAAAGGTCTTTTGTTCCTGATATTATTTTTATTGATTACCTCAACATTTGTTGTTCTTCTCGTATCAAGCCTGGTTCTAATATTAATTCATACACTTACGTTAAAGCCATTGCTGAAGAGCTTCGAGGCCTTGCGGTCGAGTATAATGTCCCTGTTGTAAGTGCAACACAAACTACAAGAAGTGGTTTCACTAATTCAGATCCAGGTCTTGAAGATACTTCAGAGTCGTTCGGACTACCAGCTACAGCAGACTTTATGTTTGCTTTAATCTCTACCGAAGAATTGGATAGTTTGAATCAGATCATGGTCAAACAATTGAAGAATCGTTATAACGATCCAACACTATACAAACGATTTGCACTCGGGATAGATAGATCAAAGATGAAACTATATGATGTTGAACAGTCTGCACAACTAGACATTGTGGATTCTGGTCAGAACGTAGTTCCTATTAAAGGTAAAGCTAAGTTTAACGATTTCAAGGTATAATAATGAGTATACTGGTGACGGGTGGATGTGGGTTCATTGGAACCAATTTTATCAAACGTTACATGGAATTATTTCCTGAAGAGCGAGTGGTCAACATTGATAAGTTGACTTATGCTGGTAATAGACAGAACCATTTAAATCTAAGTGCCGATAATCGATATGTATTTTTGTCAATCGATATCACTGATAGTAATACAATAAGAACATTGTTACACAACCATAAACCAAAAGCTATCATTCATTTTGCTGCGGAGAGTCATGTTGATAATTCGATTAAAGACTCGAGCCCATTTATTACTACTAATGTATTGGGAACACATAACCTTTTGGAATGTGCTAGGAAGTATGTTGATTGGAATTTTAAGTTTATTCATGTCTCTACTGACGAAGTATATGGATCTTTAAATTTAAACGACCCTAGATTCACAGAAAAAACACCTTATGATCCTCGGTCACCATATTCGGCTTCCAAGGCCGCATCAGATCATATCGCTAGCGCATACTATCATACATATGATCTTCCCGTAATCATTACTAACTGTTCCAATAATTATGGACCATATCAATTTCCTGAAAAGTTAATTCCTGTGGTCATTAGCAAAGTATTGAATAACGAAAAAGTACCTGTATATGGAACAGGTATGAATATACGCGATTGGATTTATGTAACCGATCATTGCGATGGTATCATCAAAGTTTTAGAGAATGGGAAATTTGGCGAAAAATATAACATTGGCGGTAATTGCGAAGTGGATAATATAACACTTGTCAACAACATTCTCGATATCATGGGTGCAGAAAAAAACTTAATTGAATATGTCGAAGATCGTAAAGGACATGATTTCAGATATGCTATTGATAATACCAAGATGGCCAACGAACTTGGTTGGACTCCAAAAACACGCCTCAAAGACGGATTGAAACAGACTATAGATTGGTATATTCTTAATAGAGAATGGTTAAATGTTATGAAAAATAGAGTAAAACAATGAGAACATTAGGTATTATATTAGCTGGTGGTAAATCATCAAGATTGTATCCTACAACACTTGGAGTGACCAAACAGTTACTTCCAATCTATGATAAACCACTAATTTATTATCCTTTGTCCACGTTGATGTTGGCAGGAATAAAAGATGTTCTTATCATCACTTCACCAAGTGAATCTGATATTTTTAAAAAACTATTATTGAATAGTAACTTAGGAATCAATCTTCATTTCGCTACACAAAAAGAACCTAAAGGTATTGCAGAAGCCTTAAGCATCGCCAATTTTGTTTTTGGTATTAACATTATGGATTTTGATAGAACTTGTTTGATACTCGGCGATAATTTCTTCTATGGATCAGGGTTAACTGGAGAACTTAGAAATGCGATAAACTCAGATCAAGCAGTTCTATTTGGTATCAAGGTAAAAGATCCTCACCGCTTTGGTGTTATGGAACTTGGTGAGAATAATATCATCAAGAGCCTCGAAGAGAAACCTAAAAATCCAAAGAGTAATCTTGCGGCTACTGGGATCTATTTTTATCCACCTAAAGTTTATAAGTATGTCGATCAAGTCATTCCATCACCCAGAGGTGAATTGGAAATAACCGACTTGAACAGAATATTTCTTCAGAATAAAGAGTTATCGGCTGTTGTACTCAAACGAGGTATGACCTGGTTCGATACTGGAACTTTTGATTCGATGCTAGAGGCCTCTCATTTTGTGCAAACACTACAAAAACAACAAGACGTTTTAATAGGTTCACCACATGAAGTGGCATTCAATAATGGTTGGATTGATAACGAAACCCTTGCCAAATTTGCTTCAACGTGTAATAATGACTATGGATTTTATTTGAAGGAATTGGTAATTGAATCTCAACAAAAGTGATGCACTGCATTGTGCCAAGGTAATCGAAGATTATTTTGGTAGCTTTAATCGCATCGACGAGTATATGCGAGATCAAAAGTTGGCTTCTTTAGAAGATATACCAACGTCTTTGTTTCCGCCAGAGAATGATCTTTTCTCAGACTTTTCCGTACACCCAAATGACATGGATCTTGAAGTGGTTGATATACCAGGTACCACATGGGAGACATTACTTTCCATTACCTCTTCACACATCAATATTGCTCCAGTAGGCCGCAATATACGCCTTGCGGTACGTGAAAGGAACTCAGGACAGTTCGTAGGATTCATTCGTCTAGGGTCACCTGTGATCAACTGCAAGCCCCGTAACGAGATGCTTGGACAAGTTTTTACGCAGTCTCCTGATCGTGCCACCCGATTCAATAACTCGGCAATGATGGGCTTTGTGATCGTACCAGCACAGCCTTTTGGTTACAATTATCTTGGTGGTAAATTACTGGCTGCCATCTGTTGTTCTCATACAGTACGAGAGATGGTTAATAAAAAGTATGGTATGAATATGTGTCTGTTTGAAACGACTAGTTTGTACGGTTCAACCAAGACCACATCACAGTACGACGGTATGAAACCATATATTCGATACAAGGGTCTGACTGATTCGGACTTCTTGCCTTTGATGCACGGAAAGACTTATTCTGATCTCCGTGATTTTGTTCAAGACAAGGTTGGTAAGTTAGTTGAAGATGGCGTATCAAGCAAAAAACTCAAGACCTCTATGAAGATCATTTCATTGACCAAAGCCGCACTGAAAGGTACAGATGAACTTGCCAAGTTTAATCAGGTGATTGATAATGCAAAGAATCTGACCGAACAGAAGCGGTACTATATCTCACATTATGGTTTCAAGAATTTTATTGATTATGTGAACTGCAAGACAGACACACTAATCAAAGACGATACATACGATAAGTTTGAATTAGAGAACATCATTGCTTGGTGGAAGAACAAGGCCAGCAATCGATACGAAACACTGAAGGCTGAGAATCGCCTGAGAACCGAACTTGAGGTTTGGACCAGTGGAAAAGACATTCAGATCATAAGATAAATACTTTCATTTAGGTATCATCATGGCATATACATTTTTTCCTAAGTCGGCAACTGAAATAAAACAAACGTTAAAGGCCGGTAGTAAAGATAAAGTTGATGATATCGTAAATGTATTTACATATCTTAGAAAACAATTCAAGAATTATCCAACTCCTATAAATGTAGATCCAAAAGCTATTGCTAAAATAAATGTAACTAGGGAACTACAAGGCGATGTTGATTTGGCTGATGTTAAAAGAAAAGCAAAAGTCAAAAGCATAACAATGAAATTTGGTTCTGGATCTTCTGGCGGCCGCGGCGTTCAAAACAAAGGCAACGCTTACGAAGGAATTTTAGCCACAGCCATAGAGAAATGGTGGGACGGAGAAAATGTAGAAGCGTCATTACTAGAAACGGTTGAAAAGATTGCTAAACTACACGGACTTAATAAGTGTCCTTCATTAGAAGTAAAAAAGGTTGGAGAACTCAACAATAAAAGACCTTTTGTTTTTACACCAAAGGTTAAAATATCTTCTCAAATTCCAATCACAAATAACAACTTAGGTCCTGTAGTTACCGACATTACACTACTCTGTGGAAAAAGACAGTCTAGAGAAATATACCTAAGTTTAAAAACCGGCGGTACAGTAACCTTTTTCAATTCAGGTGTTAGAACTGTACTAACACCACAAGAAATTAAAACCGGAAAAATAGAAAACGATAATGGATTAAAAATTCTGGATATGTTTAACATTGATCCAGCCTTATTTTGTGATGTATTTAATGGTAAACTAAAAAAATCTTATTCGGAAGATGTTTGGTCAACTATGAGTTCTTCTCAAAAAAGAAATCTCAAAGAATTTTTAAAATCTGGAATAGGCCATGGTTATACTGTAGTGCATAAGTTAACCAAAGAAACCAAAGTATATGAAGTAGACGAAACATATATGGAAGAAGCTGCAACTCCAAAATCTTGTGTTGTATACTACGGTGGTAAGACAGGCACAGGAAAAAGAGTTGATATGGAGATCGAAACAGGTCACTATATTTTGAAGCTAAATATGCGTGATACACAAGGTGGCGACGGTTATCCTACCAGAATGATGTGTGATTATTCTTATCTTTGAGGTAAATTATGACTGCAACTGTGATTATACCGACCACTGGATCTCCAGAGGTCAAAGAAGCGATTGAATCTGTTATTAACCAATCTTACCCAACAACTTGTTATGTTGTGGTCGATGGTGAAAAATTCTACGACCGTTCAAAAGAGATTCTAAAATCTTTTGATCCAGACAATGTAAAGGTCTGTTACCTTCCACTTAATGTAGGTGCCAATGGATTCTATGGCCACCGAGTGTACGCGGCATTCACAAATCTTCTCAACACAGAATACGTTACCTATCTCGACCAAGACAATTGGTTAGAACCTAATCATATTGAATCTTGTATTCAAACAATAGAATCTCAGAAATTAGATTGGTGCTATTCACTACGCAATGTGTATAGCAAAGAAGGTAAATTCGTTTGCCAAGATAATTGTGAATCGTTAGGTAAATGGCAAACGTATCACGGATTGAATCATATAGATACTAACACCTATTGCCTTAAGACCAAGGATGCGATAAGATTATCATCTGTATGGCATGGAGGTTGGGGTCAAGATAGGGTGTTTTACTCTGCAATCAATCAACATATTCCAAATTACGGTTGTTCTGGTAAGTACACAGTCAACTACAGAGTAGATGGTGGACAAGGATCTGTTACGTCAGATTTTTTTGTTCATGGTAACAAAGTGATGAATGATCTTTATAATGGAAATTTCCCGTGGAAAAAGTCTTAGTAGTAGGCAAAAATAGTTTCATAGCGAAGTCTTTGCCTTACGACAGAGTATCATATAAAGATTTTGATACTGTCGATCTATCACAATATCACACAGTAATTAATTGTGCGTTAGATCCAGAATACAAATCAAAATCTTATAGTGAAGTTAAAGATGTTGATCTTGAAATTGGTACAAAGGCTTGCCACAAATCGTTGAGATATATTATGTTCTCTACGAGTAAGGTCTATGGAAATAATATAGAACTAAGAACATATACAGAAAAATCAGATGTGTCTCCTTTTGATTATCACAGTGATAATAAACTAAGAACCGAACATAAGTTAATCTCAAACTTTGGTGACAACGTAACTATATTCAGAGGATCAAATATCTTTGGACTCGAATACGGAAGAAATTCGTTTATTGGTTATATGATGACTAGCCTTCTCGATCATGGACTCATAAAGATGAGTATTGATCCTTCTACCAAAAAAGATTTTCTATTTGTAGAAGATGCATCTAGAATTATTCAACTGTCTTGCAAACAAAAATTGTCAGGAATATATAACCTAAGTTCTAATTATGGACTTGAGGCAGGAAAGATTGCTGAATACTTGACCACATCGAACGGAAGTGTTGTTGCAATAGACTTAAAACCAGATCGGGCATTCATACTAGATAATAAAAAATTACAGGACGATCTCGAAATAAAGATTGGTCCTTTTGACTTTGAAAATATATTTAAGAAACTTGGAAGTGAATTATGCAAGATTTAGTTATTTCGGCCATATCGACTTACACGTTCGATAAAATAAAATGTTGGGTACATTCGTTGGAGAGAACAGGCTACAAAGGCCGCAAGGTCATGATCGTACACAATGTTTTGGACGATACGATCAAACAATTAAAAGATCATGGGTTCGAGGTTGTTTTGACCAGTACAACTCGCAACAAAGAAAATAACGGTTATCATTTTGCCGATAACTTCACCTTTCAAGTGCCACACACCCGACATTATTTTTATTGGGATGTCTTGAGAAAAATGTCAGGTATTAGGTATGTTATTTCTACCGACGTTGATGTTGTATTTCAAAGTAATCCATCTGAATGGTTAGAAAAGAATCTCGGTGATAAGAAACTAAACTATGGTTGCGAAGGACTAAAGTACAAAGATGAGGCTTGGGGAAACGAGAACGTTAACCAATGTTTTGGTCCTGTTATTCACGATTATATGAAAAATAAACCAATTTACAATGCCGGTTCGATGGCTGGTGAATTCAAGACATTCGTAGACTACTCTTTGAATGTTTGGTTAACAGTTCAACACATCAAGCACCCAACACCAGATCAAGCAGGAGTCAATGTGGTTTTGTCTTTAGAACCTTATCAGTCAATCACTAAGTTTAATGACCACGACACCAATTGGGCCTGTCAGTGCGGCACTACTGTAGATCCGTCTAAGATTGCAGGATTCAGACCAAACCTATTGAGTCCTGAACCGACTTTTGATGGCGAATACGTTTACAACAGCAAGGGCGAGAAGTACGTATTGGTGCACCAGTATAACCGAGTGCCTGCATGGAAAGAAAAGATTGAGAAGAAATATGGATAATGAGATTACACTCATAACCAACTTCTTTGATATTGGTCGTGGAAATTTACCAAAACAAAAACACGGTATAATTCTTCCACACTTTCAACATAGAAGCACCGAAGTATATTTTAATTACTTTGATAAATTGGCTAAAATCAAAAACGACATGATCGTTTATACTTCCAAAGAATATGCCGATAGAATTTATAGTATTAGAAAAAAGTATGGTCTAGAAGATAGAACCAAAATTGTTGTTCTTGATTCTTATTGTTTTGAACCTAAGGTGTTTGAACCTTGGAAAAAAAGAATCTCCGAGATTATGGAAGATCCTAAATTTTACAATAGAATAGACAAACCACACTTTGTTGAATATTGGTGGCCAGATTATACTTTAATTCAGTTGATGAAAGTTTTCTACGTCAACCATGCTATTGAAAATGGTTTGGTTAATACCAATCTAACCGCATGGATTGATTTTGGTTATTGCCGTGATGATATAACACTACCTGCATCAAATGAATGGAAGTATCCATTTAATCCAAATAAGATGCACCTGTTTAGTGTGCGACCTGTGGAATCACAAAGACCAATAGACGATATTATCTTTCGTGGTGATGTGTACGTCATGGGTTGTCACATCATTGGTGGTAAAGAACAATGGCCGAAGTTCAAGGAGTCCGTACTTAAGAATTTTCAGTTATTGTTAGATAATAATTTGGTACACTATGATCAGACACTATATCTGATGTCGTATCTTATTAATCAAGATAACTTTGAATTACGGTATGCAAGTGATAACGATTGGTTTATAGTCTTTAGGAAATTCAATGAACTTGCTTAAAGTATACTCACCTAGAATACACAATTTAGGAGACTTTGCCAATTGTCTTCCTACTCTATCTGGATTATACAAGACTACAGGACTAAAAATGTCCTTTGGTATTTGTGATCGATTGCAGAGATTTAAAGGCATTAAAGAACTATTACTACAACAAGAAATGTTTGCTGAAGTTCATTTTATGCATGAGAGACCTACCATATCAGAGTACATTGTGATAGATGATACTGGATTGGATAATAACCACGGCGTGAATCCTTATGCCACACAAAGATACACAAATTTTGTTATCGACAATTATAAAATTCAATTTGAAACCGATTCAAATTTTGAATTAATAGTTCCAAAATTGGATATTGATTACCAACAAGATAGGTTTATAATTGGTGATAGATGGTCGCCAAAAGATGCTCCCGATGTTGATGATAGAAGATATTCCAATATGATAGAGTCTTTAGGTTTAGTACCTGAAAATAAGAGTTTTTATCTTGACTATACCAAGGATTTGATATATAATTGTTCTATGGTTAAGTATAATCCTAATACTTTTATAACCACATTTACAGGTATTGGTATTTTAGCCGACTTAATGAAAAAAGATTTGTGTGTTTTATGGGGAGAAGATGTGAGGAATTGGGCAGGAAAGCCTGTTGTTAATTCTTTTGAGACGCACTACTACTTTAATAGAAAAGCAAAATTAGTATACGTGAACGACTTTAATGTGGAGACCATTTAATTGGAAACTATAAAATTTAACAATAAGAATTATCCTTTGTTTCAAACTGAGGGTAATGCTTCTCAGTTTTCTATACCTTTCGCCAAACATTTTTGTAAAGGCAAAGGTTACGACATTGGCTGCAACCGTTTAGAATGGGCATTTCCTGGTGCTACACCAATCGATTTGTCATTCGATGATGAATGGGAAGCATATAATCTACCAGGTCCTGTAGATTACATTTATTCTAGTCATTGTCTAGAACATCTGGTTGATTGGGTAAAGGCTCTTGATTACTGGACCAAGTGTTTAAACAACAAAGGAATCCTTTTTCTATATTTGCCTCACTACGATCAGGAATACTGGCGTCCATGGAATAACAGAAAACATAATCACATTTTCAGTCCACAAATAATTAAAGACTACATGGTATCTAGAAATTACACAAACATTTTTCATTCAGAAAGAGACCTGAATGATTCATTCATTATAGTTGGTGAATTGAATAATGGTGATTAATATACCTCTTGGGGCTTTTGGTGGTCCATTAAGAAATGGAGACCTGATAGGTGTAGCCAACATCGTCGAACATCTACGCCAGAGTGACTCAACAATTTCTTTCTATTTGATGCCTGATGCAATATCAAACTCCGAGTATTGCCATAGATTTTACAAGTTTCTTGTAGAAAATACCAATTATTTTTCAAAAGAACCAGGAAATAATGTTATCAATTGGAGAAATATTAGTGTTTGGGATTATCGAGGAATTTCTGGAGATATCGTCAAGATACACAACACTAAAAAGAAAGAAAGAAAGATAGTTATATTCCCTTTGTTTAACGCACAATATAACCAATACAGAAATTGGCCTGTCAGACTATTTGAAGAATTAATCCATAAGTATAACTCAGATATGTACTTTGATTACAAGAAAGTTATTTGTACAGAAGATAACATAACAGTAGAAGGTTGGGAAACCTCTAAAGATTTTATGGCAAATATTGATCATATCATGACGAGTGAAATATTTGTCGGTGGAGATACCGGAACTAGTCATTTTGTGGGTGCGTTAGTTAATGGACCAGACGAGATATTTTATTACTGTTCTGGTCATGGCTTGTTACACACAACACCTTTTTATTCTTTATCGGGAAAAGGTACATTAGTGCAATACTGGAAAGATGTTGAAAATCAAGATTGGAACAGACAATGAATATAAAATTATATAGCCATGTAGTAAATATTGGTAATGGCATGGATATTACTCATGAACAAGCAGACCTTCTGGAACAAACTGGATTACTGGATGCTTGCCAATCAGCCGAGTTTTTTCTGCACTTCAAAGAGAGTGATTATGATTGGTTGAAAGACCGTTGGAAGAACAGATCGAATGTTTCTTTTCACGTATTCGATGAATCATACCAACCTTGGTACGAAGCTACGTCTGTAAACTATCTGCAAGAGTATTGTCACAACACGCAGGAAGATTTCTATGCGTGTTTCATTACACATAAAGGTGTGAGTCATGGACCAGGCGGTCATCAGAACTGGCGCAAGTATATGCAGTACTGGAACATAGAAAAATGGAAAGAGTGTGTAGAAAAGTTGGACGAAGGATACGATACCTGTGGTGCCTCTTTTTTAAACAACCCGCCATATCCTTATTATGCTGGTAACTTCTTTTGGGCCAAATCATCGTACTTACGGCGTTGCCGCAGACTAAAGACTCCGGCAGATAACAATTACGAACCACAATTCGTCGGTCAACCACATCATCGTTACGACCTTGAGTGTTGGCATGGCAGTGGTAATCCAAAATGGTATGATATGCATCCAGGTGAAGATAATAGATGGTATTCACCACCCAACAATTATCGAAACGATATCTTAACTTTTAATACAACAGTGTAATTATGAATACAAAAGAAATGATTGAGAGTTTGTCCAAAACAATTCAGCCAAAGTACGTGAAGAACTATGACGATTATCAAGATGGTCAGTTCGTGCAATACTCAGGTCAATTATGGGACGAGAAAGAAATGTTTGCGGCCATGGATACACTACTTAATGGTAAGTGGATTACCGCAGGTGAACGTGTCGCACAATTTCAAATCAAGTTCAGTAAGAGATTCAATGTAAAGTATTCTCACATGGTCAACTCAGGAAGTTCGGCCAACCTGGTACTCATTACTGCAATGAAGAAGAAGTTTGGTTGGAAAGAAGGCGATGAGGTTATTGTTTCACCTGTTGGATTTCCAACAACTATTGCGCCTATTGTACAGAATGGTTTGAAACCGGTCTTTATTGACATCGAACTCGACACACTAAATTTTGATGTTAACCTAATTGAGTCTAAGATCACCAACAGAACCAAAGCAATACTGGTTTCTCCTGTTCTTGGTAATCCTCCTGATATCGACGCATTACTTGATATCTGTAAGACTCATAATCTAATCCTTTTGGGTGATAACTGTGACTCTCTTGGTACTCTATGGAGAGACAAGTTACTCACCGATTATTACTACGCATGGACAACATCATTTTATCCTGCACACCATATCTCGACTGGTGAAGGTGGTATGGTGTGTTCGAACGATGAAGAATTTATCAAAGAAGCCCGCAGCATTTCTTGGTGGGGTCGAGACTGTTATTGCATTGGTTCCAACAACCTTTTAGAGTGTGGTACTTGTGGTAACAGATTTGATAACTGGTTAGATAATTATGACGGCATTATTGATCATAAGTATCTGTTCACCAATATTGGTTACAATCTTAAACCATTAGATTTACAAGGTGCAATTGGTATTGAACAATTGAAGAAGTTTGATATGCTTGAGAGTAAGCGTAGAGAGTATAAGGCCAAGATTCAAAAATTCATTGAGGATAATGTTGATGTTGCTAGAGTCATAAACGCAACAGAAAACTCTGATCCGTCTTGGTTCGGTGTTCCTATTTACTGTTCTTCACAGTCAGGAAAAGAATCACTAGTCAAGCACCTAGAAGATAATAAGATACAGACCAGAAACTATTTTAGTGGAAACATACTACTACATCCAGGTTACAAACATTTAGATGACTATAAACAATATCCAAACTCCAATTTGGCTTTGAGTAATGTATTCTTTATTGGTTGTTCACCTTTATATAATGATAAGGTGCTTTCTTACATTGAGAAGGTTCTGAAAAAATGGTAAACCTTTTAGGTAAAGGGTTTGTCGGTGGAAGATACTGTGAATTGTATCCTGACGTTATCGTAAATGACCGAGAAGATTATGAAGTAAAAAGCAACAATGTTTTATACTTTATATCGACGGTTGATAACTATAACGTACATACAGATCCTTATATTGATATTGAAACCAATCTTATAAAATTGATAGAAACGTTAGAGTCTTGTAAAGGTAAAGACGTAACATTCAATTTTATAAGTTCTTGGTTTGTATATGGATCTACCGATCTTCCTGCCAGAGAAGATTCATATTGTAATCCAACAGGATTCTATTCTATTACCAAGAGATGTGCAGAACAGTTATTGATATCTTATTGCCAAATATTTGGTATAAATTATAGAATATTGAGGTTGGCTAATGTTTTAGGTAACCAAGATAAAAAAGTCTCCAAGAAAAAGAATGCCATACAGTATATGATAGGACAAGTTCTTAGGAACGAGACGGTTTCTCTATATGACGGAGGAACATCTTATAGAGATTGTATTCATGTGGATGACGCTTGCCAAGCTATTAATCTTGTTCTTGAAAAGGGAAATCTGAACGAAATCTATAACATTGGTAATGGAGTACCTGTAAATATATATGACGTTATACATTATGCGTTTTCAAAGTCTGGGTCTACTTCTAAGATTGAGAACATAGAGACAACTGAATTTCACAAGATAGTACAAACAACAAATATGGTTTTAGATGTTTCCAAGATAAAATTACTAGGTTACATACCAAAATACGACAAATACAGTATCATAGATTCTCTAATTGGAATAGAAAACCCAACAAAATAGACACTATATATCAAACACTATATTTTTATCTTTTTGAGAAACGAATTAAAAAGTTATATAAATATTGCTACTGGCAACCAAAGTGCGTTGTGGTAAGGAAATATGCAAACATTTAAAACGTTTCTCACTGAAGAGGAAGAAGGCGCGAAACTTAAACACATTACTCATGTGGAAGATCGCCCTCTACAAAACGGATCTTCCGGATTCAAGCGAGCTTATGACGTACTTACTGCAGCACATAACCACATTAAGTCTGGTGGTCATTCTTCTGCATTAACAATGAAATACGATGGTTCTCCTGCTATCGTATTCGGTCGTCATCCAGAAACGGGCAAGTTCTTTGTCGCTTCTAAGTCGGCATTTAATAAGAATCCCAAAATCAATTACTCACACGAAGATATTGAAAAGAACCATGGCCATGCACCTGGTCTTACCGAAAAACTACACTCGGCATTAAACCACCTTAAGAAGATTGCGCCCAAGTCTGGAGTATATCAGGGTGACCTGATGTTCTCAGAAAGAGACAAGAAAGAAGAGAAAGATGGTGGTGTATCGTTTGAACCTAATACAATCCGATATAAAGCCAAAGGTGAAGATGCAGATAGGGTTCGCAGAGCCAAACTAGGTGTGGTGGTACACACTCAGTATCATGGTGATGATATCAATTCTATGCGGGCTGACTCACATCCAGACCTTCATCATTTTGCTTCACATCCCGATGTTTGGACAAAACCAGCCAACCATGATACCAGACAGGTACACTATTCTGATAAAGACCAAGAAGAATTCTTAAATCATATTAAGAAGGCTAAAGAGATACATGATGCTCATGGAAAGAAGATGTATTCTGCCGTTACGCCTCATGCAGGTGCTGGTAACCATTTAGAGACATACATCAACCATACCGTCAGAACAGGTGAGACTCCTTCGGCCGAAGGTCTAAAAAAACATATTGCAGATAAACTTAATAAAAATATTAAGAAGGTAAGTACTCCTGCTGCTAAAGGTCGTTATCAAGCTCAGGCTGACGCTCACGCCAAGCATATAGACCAACATAAAGAACATTACGACAATCTATTAGCAATGCATCATCACTTGCAACAGGCTAAGAATGTTCTGGTACGAAATTTAGAACAACACCAAGGTGGATTGCAACATACGATTAACGGAAAGAAAACAGGTCCAGAAGGGTTTGTGTTTAATCACGGTGGAGAGCCGGATAAATTAGTTAACAGAGCCGAGTTTGCCCGTGCCAACCTATTAAAAGTGCGTAAATGAAAACATTTAGAGACCTATTAGAAGAGAATGAACCAAAGAAACCGGTTGTAGTTGGGTTTGGTCGTTATAACCCACCAACAACGGGTCATCTTAAACTCATCGATAAAGTTCGTGAAGTTGCCGATAAGCACAAGGCAAAACATACCGTTATTGTGTCTCACTCACAGGACGCTAAGAAAAATCCTTTGTCTGCTGCTCAGAAAATAAAGCATCTAAAAAGATATTCTCCTGGTACTCACTTCGAATCTTCTTCTAAAGATATGCCGACGCTTCTACACCATGCAGCCAGACTCCATGCCGCCGGCCACGACCATTTAATCGTTGTTGCTGGATCTGATCGTGTTAAAGAGTTTCACGATCTTTTACACAGATACAACAATGTTAACGGTCGTCATGGCCATTACAACTTCAAGAAAATTTCTGTAGTATCTGCTGGCCACCGAGATCCAGATGCCGAAGGTGAGGAAGGTATGTCGGGTACCAAAATGCGCCAACACGCAAAAAATAATGACTTTTCATCATTCCGTCATGGCGTACCATCACACGTTTCAGATCAACACACGAAAGAACTCATGCACGATGTCCGTAAAGGCATGGGTATGAACGAGTCCTTTGATCGAGGTATGTTCAAAGCAATATTCATTACAGGCGGACCTGGTTCAGGTAAAGATGTTGTGATTCGTGAAGGTGTTGCATCAGAAAAAATAGTCGAAATGAATTTCAATCAAGTTGTTGATATTTTAAATAATATACATAACCGAGCGATGAAGTCGATGAATCCATTAATGGATGCGATTGTTTCAAGAGGTCCTCTTATTATTAATGGACCAGCAGAACAGTTTGATAATATTAGATCAATAAAAGAACAATTAGAATCATTTGGTTATGATACTCTTATGGTATTTGTTGATACCACAAACGAAGAAAGTAAGAATCGAAATTCTAACCACAAAAGAATGATGGTCGAATCCATTCGTCTAGAAAAGTGGAAATCAGCACAAAATAATAAGAAACATTTTACTGATGTATTTGAAAATTATCTTTGGTTTGATAATACAGGATCAATTCAAGAAAAAGAAGAAGATATCGATGACATTTATAACGTAATCAAAAATTTTCTCGATTATAAACCAAACAATGAAAATGTAATTGATTGGATGGAAAGAAATGGTAAAATTACCATCAATGAAAAGTTTAATATGACATTTAAGGAAGCCAACAATGTTCAAAAAAATTCTAAATCTATTCAGAAAGCAACAGTCTCAAAATATAACCATGAACTTAGAGCCGTTGCCCCAGGCGAATCCACCCCAGACAATGCTCCCACAGATAAAAATGCCGACAATATCAAATGGGACGCAAACAAACGGACCAAAACTTACACCTTCGGCCAAGGCAGCGGCGTCTACGCGGAAGCCTCGAGCGCCAAAATTAGATGGCGGCCAGAACCAAAAGAAAGCAACTTCTCGCAAGATAACGACAAAATCAAAAAGAAAAAGCTAGGAGATACTTCTCTAAGTGCTGGTAGAATTGGTAAACCCAGCGGTGTCGGACCAGAATACGATACCAGAGCTGGTGGCCAGAGTGCTGCTGCCGGCGCAGGCCTTGGTAACCAAACATATGCAGAGAGTCAGGAATATAGTAATGCGAGTCCATCTTCTGCCGCATTACCTGGTGGTTCTGTACAACCAAATCCATTGAGTAATCAATATGATGCACCATCAAAGAAGTCTTTCAAGAAATTTAGAATGAAAGAGGCTATAGACGATCCAGGTGCAGTTGATATGGGCGTTGGTGGTACATTAGGTGGTGCAAGTAACAAAGAACCTATGCAGACACCTATGGACAAATTTGGTCTTTCTGGTATAACAATAAAAAAGAAAAAGAAGAATGTTAGGGTTTAAGCAGTTCATAATTGAATCCGTACATCATGAGGGAGGACACCTTCACAATTTTGACATTGATGGTACATTATTTCATCCTGACGTAAGAGTTAAAGTGATGCACGGCGCACATCATGTTGAATCCTTGACCCATCATGAATTTAATACTCACGTATTAAAACCTGGACATCATTATGATTTTTCTGAGTTTAAATCATCAAAGAAATTTGAACGGTCTAAACCTATACCTAAGATGCTTAATAAACTGCAAGCCATTCATAGGAATATAAAAAATAAACCAAGACATAGAATAATTCTAAATACAGCAAGGGCCGATTTTGACGATAAGCCTCGTTTTCTAAATGCTCTGAAAAGACATGGAATAGATACCGAAAAGGTCCGTGTTGAAAGAGCCGGAAATGATGCAAGTCAGATACCTACTGGCGAGAAAAAAGCAAGAATTATTAGTAGACATTTAGAGACTGGAAAGTACAAACACGTATCATTATATGACGATGATAAAGAAAATTTGAGTCACTTCCTAAAATTAAGGAAGAAGCATCCAAATGTTCAGTTTCATGCTTACCATGTTCATCACGACGGTTCAACAAGAAAATTTGAAGAATAAACTAGGAGACGCAGATGTTTCATAATAATAAGAAAACTGACGCAGTTGCAGAAGCTGTAAAAAAGATATTGGAAGTTTCTGAATCTGTTGAATCAGTTGAAGAAGATATGCACAAACCATTGATGCCTGCTCAAAAAATGGTGCAGAAGAAAGTTGATGCTGAAACAAAGAAACAAAATCCTCCCAAGAAACAGGCTGGCACCAATATTGCCGCGGCGATGGGTGGATTGAATAAAGAAGAAAAATCCTTCAAAGACCGTCTCATTGAAGCATTCAAACAGAAAGAGAATCCAGAAGAACTTCTTCCTGATTTAGAAGAAGAAATGTCAGATTCACAAAAGAAGAAGCGTGAAGAAATTGTGATGTCGATGAAAGACAGAACCTCTTACTTCAAGAAGAAGTATGGTGCTAAATGGAAGAACGTAATGTATGCAACTGCTACCAAGCAAGCCATGGGTGAGCAGATTGTTTATGACGACTACATTTACGACCGCGTTGTAGAAGCCACCCATGACGATGAAGAAGAAGCTGAGAAGCAGATGAAAGCACACAATGCTGACCCCGATTCACATAAGCCAGCCATCAAGAAGATGGTCAAAAAGGATTGCCTGAAGTCGGAAGAAGTCGAGCAGATTGATGAGCTCAAGGCATCTACTCTGCGTTCATATGTTACTAAAAGACAATCTTCTGATAAAGAAAGTGGCAAGGGCGCTGAAATAGCTTTAGCAATGACAAAGGCTAAAGGTAAGCCACCATTTCCAGGAATGAAAGACGCTAAAGTTCATGCGACTAAAGAAGAAGTCGATCAGTATGATGAAGAAGAACACGCCGGTCATTTAGGCCATGCCGCTCGTCAGGCAGCCAAAGCTGGTAAAAAAATGTTTACTCTTGGTGGCAAAACATTTCCAGTAAAAGTAAAAGCGGTTAAAGAAAATAATGAGAGTCACACTCATGCAGCCCATTACGAAGATCCAAAAACTGGCGAATGGACCGGAATGAAACTTATTTCTGCAACAGACGATAAAGATGCTATCGAGCAAGCGCATAAGAATTGCGAAGATGGATGCCGTTTGTCTAAAGTGGAACGTCATATTCCAGTTAAAGAAGAAGTCGAACAGGTCGATGAGGGTGGAATGCCTTCTAGCGTAATTAAGAGCAAGCAAGCTAGAGAAAAGATGTCGCCAGAAGAGTTACACGCACACGTTAAAAGCCTTCAAGCCAAGGGTGGTCCTATATTTGGCGGTAAGTCTGTAGAACATATTGCTAGAGAAATGGCATGGAGCCATGGTCATGGTAAGATGTCGCCTCATTATTGGAATAGAATTAAACATCTAGAACCAAAGAATGAAGAAGTCGAACAGGTTGATGAGATTTCAACTAAGTTAGCAAATAGATATTTCTCAAAAGCAAGTAAGCAATCACAAAAGCGTGGTGCTAAGGATCGTGATGCTGGTATGGCCATGGCATATAAAAAGGTGCAGGGTCGCCATGCTAATGTTCCTACTACTGATCGGCGGAACCAGCAAGAGCTGTTACCTGCAAGAGAAGAAGTAGTATTTGAAGCTTCCGAACAAGACATAGACGATAAAGATATAACAACAGATACGCTCGGTGGTCGTGTTGCTGACGGTAAAGTAAATTCATTCAAGAATTTCAAAGTCAAATTAAAGAGCGACAGAGAATATCAGAGAGCTCCCGATGACAGAGATAGTATTCCTGCATCTACTGCGGCTCGTGCTTCAATAACAGCAAAGAAGTGGAATCCACCATCGAATGTTAAGACAGAAGAAGTTGAGCTTGATGAAAAGAAAAAGTCTCATATGCTTGTCATTCCTAAGAAGCCAGACCCTAAGACTGGAAGAAAGGATGTCAAAAAGATTCCTGCTCATATGTGGCCGCAGATGAGAGACACACATTATCAAGCCGAAGAAGTCGACCTTGAAGAAGGAAAAGATCCATCAATGGATGCTGGTGTAGGTTCTGAACCATATTTCGTACAAAATGCAAATACATCTTCAAATCCATCACCAAAGCACACACCTATGTCTAAGGCTAAAGAATTAGCTCATAAAACAATTGGTAAAATTAAGGCCGACTTAGGAAGAAAATAATGGACGACCGTGCAAAGAAACTTAAAGAATTGATTAAACGGCCAGCACCAAAGTCAACTTTTGGTACGAATCCTACAGACCCATGGTCAGCAAAGTATGATCTTGCTGAGACTGCTATGTTGGATCGTTATCTCAGTTCAAGAGGAATAAACCCTAAGTTTCTTCCTGTTTCCGCCAAAGTTTCTCATGCAAAGTCAAATCAATTCAAAATGTGGGCCCAAAATCACCGTAATGAAGAGGTGCAAGCCGAGGATCTCAGTCATACTGCTCAACAACCCGGTGGCAAAACTGCCGAAAGAGCAAAAGAGTTAAAGAATCGAGTCAAACAACACAAAGAAATTAAGACTCCTCCAACTTCAATGCACACGATTAGAAATGTCAAACCGCATCAAGAAGAACATACCAACTGTGGTACTCCTGATTGTTGCGGTCAATGTGATACGGTAGAAGATATTGTTGAAGCCGCCCAACACGATGCCGTTACCTCGCATCTCCATAAACACGGAATTGGTTCTCATTGGAGAAACAATAACACCTTAGCGGTTCATGACAAGCACGTAGATAAAGTGCAGAAGTTCATGGACAAACACACAGGCGGTTATGTCAACGTTGTGGGTCATTCAGAAGATCCAGTTAAAGAAGATGTATATCAAGATCCACAGGCGGCAACACAGACCGTATTCGATGGTGCCAACAATACCAATGACCTTGCCGAAAAGAGAAGGCAATTGTCTAAGTCTGCTCGTATGATTAAGTCACTCTATAGAAAGCATAGAATGTATGAAGATATGTACGATCATGAAAAAGAAGATAAGTCTGTGGCCACGTATGGCAAGAAGCCAAAAATGGACACCGTAGACAAAAAAGATAGTATGGGTGAAAACAAACCAAAAGCATCCGCTGTGGTTTCAGGTGGAACAACATTGACTGGTCAAGACAGAGATACCGTTGAGATTGATCCACAAATGAGAGTTCGTCCTGGTCAACCTGATCCTACCAAAAAGGATGACAAGAAAAAGGATGACGATAAGAAAGAAGGCAAGAAAGATAAATAAGTAGAAACCTTTGATTTCACAGGAGATATAAAATGCCATCATGGGGTAATACAGACGCAGCAACCGCAAAACCAAAGTGGAATGCAGAGCGTCAAGCAAGAGAAGTTGTTGTTCTCACTACAGCTAATAGTACTGCTGTTAGTGCGAACACCATAAAATTTACATATTACGACGGATACCAAAACAATCTCGCCAATGTTGGTGTTGCTGTTGGTCAATCTGTTATCGCTGTGAATTTAGCAAGTAATGGTGTTTCGAATTATTTTACTTCGAACAACCAAGTCGCGTCTATTAACGGAAACCTAGTATCATTTACAGCCAACACGTTTGGAACAATTGCTGCTGGTGCATCAATTGAGTTCGATGCGGTTATTCCTTATCTTGCCGCGAAGGGTGTGACAAAAACATATAATCCCGACACTGTATTGGTAACAGCGACACGCACGAGCTCGGCCAATAATAATATTGGTGGTAATCTTAGTCCAGGTTGGATGCACGTTCAAAAGAAAGTAAATAACGATGGTACTGTTCGCTATATCAGAGAAACCTTAATTTCTTTGGCTAGCCCATCAGCTTCTAACGTTTATTCTGGTAACACTTCATGGGGCGTGGCTTTCGCCAATACCTAATGATTAAATTTCGTGAATTTATCAGTGAAGGTGGTTACAACGTTCCTGTTGTATCGTTGGATAAGGAAAAGGTTGACTTATCCAACGAATCCACCCGAAATGAAATTAATAGAAACCTTGCAGCGGTCTTGTCAAGTGGATCAACTAACCCCTATGGCAGCTGGATAAGAATTAGCAAGGTTCTATCAATGTATGGAGTTAACTTACCAAGAGTTACATTCCAAGACGCAGAAGAAGGCGAAGAAGTTGTAGAAATAAATCAGTTTGGTGAGAAATGGGGTGCAAGTCTTGACGGCACCGTTACTCAACCAAACGATATTGGATATCCTGATTACTATCTTTATTTCAATTACGGAATAGGTGAAAATGGGTTCTATGAGTCTTTCGCAACGGTAACGGATGAAGAAGGACTAAATGATTTTATTGGTGATGATGTTGATGAGGCAGATGAAATATTGCCCGACGAACTCACACCAAAGGATCAATTAGAAGTAACACCACAATAACATTATGTTTCAAAATTTGAATGAAGAAAACTTTATGATGTATGCGGTTAAGTGTTATACTTCTCCGCATTGCATTTTGTCTGAATTTGAAAGCGATATTAAAAGAACCAAATATCTAAAAAGATTGTTTCGTAGATATAAGGCGACAGGTTCTTTGAAAGAAAGATTAATACTTAATCATATTATTTTATTGAATAATGTTTTTGGCCAAGAGGCAACATCAAGAATATTATTCTATAAAATAGACGAAAGAGATTATGATGTTTTGAAAACCTTTTTGTCTTATCTTAATATTATGCCTGAATATGTGACTGGTATAAGAGGTAAAGACATAAATGTATCAGAAATATTTATAGACCAATATGTCGCGGATATATTGAGGAAGATATGAAAACTTTTAAACAGTTTATCAACGAAAAAGGAAGATGTTGGCCTGGTCATAAACCAGTTCCAGGTAAACCTGCATATTCTCCTGGTAGCTGCAAAAAAGAAGATCATGTAAAAGAATTAGAAAATGGTCTAAAACGATTAGATAGCCATGACTATGAAACAATTAACAAGTTGATGATGAGAATATCTAAAGACCACGGTATAACAGGCCAAGAGTTACATAACGATTTTAAATCAAAACACGGAAAAACTCCGGACGATTGGATTAATGAGGACTTAAGACAGTGGTTTAAGCAAAAATGGGTCCGCATGGACACCAAAGGTAATATTAAAGGTGGCTGTGCAAGAGAAAAAGGAGAAGGTAAACCAAAATGTTTGCCTCAAGCAAAAGCACACTCACTAGGTAAAAAAGGTCGAGCGTCAGCTGCACAAAGAAAACGTCGTGAAGATCCAAATCCAGAACGGCGCGGTAAAGCAATAAATGTTAGGACAAAATAAATGAAAACATTAAAAGAAGTATTAGGAAAAATTGAAAATCTAGATGAAAAAAATAAACCAACAAGTCCTGATAAATGGGCTCGCGCCAAAGCTGCAGCCAAATCTAAGTTCGCTGTTTACCCTTCTGCATACGCTAATGCTTGGGCTTCAAAGAAGTACAAGTCGATGGGTGGTGGTTGGAGAAGTACCAAAGAAGAATTTGAATTAGAAGAAGAACAGAAAAAAATTGATAAAACTAAAATAGAAAAATTTCATAAAAAGTTAGATACACTCGTTCATTCGACTTTTGGAAAAAGACCTGATGAAAAAAAGATGAAAGAAGATGTTGAAGTTATTTGGGAAGCAAAAGACGAAGATGAAGATGATATGCCCGATAATGAGGTAGAAGTATTTGATTACGACACAAACTACTTCCATGTTTGCCCGCTAGCAACAAAATTATACAAAGACATCGAAGATAAAATTGAAGATGATGAGTATGATTTATTTGAAGGCATGGCCAAATTACAAGATTGCATTTTCTTTATTGAAAAACACCTAAAAGAAAAGAAAGGTTCACCAAAAGAAGATGACATGGGTTATCTTCTCATGGCTCAAAATATAAAAGATCAATTAGATCGTATGTTATCGATGACCACACCAGAGATGCGTATGGAACATGGATATTTACAAGGCCACATTGAAACAATTAAAGAACTTCTTGATTGGGAAAACCGTAAAGAAGAATTAGACGAAGAATATGAATGGCTAGAAGAATCTGCAGCATGGAAACGCAAAGAAGGAAAGAGTCCTACTGGCGGACTAAATGCAAAAGGTATTGCATCTTATCGCCGAGAAAATCCAGGTTCAAAATTAAAGATGGCAGTCACAGGTAAAGTAAAACCTGGTTCTAAAGCAGCAAAGCGTCGCAAGTCATTCTGCGCTCGTATGTCCGGAATGAAAGGTCCAATGAAGAAGCCAAATGGTGAACCAACCCGTAAAGCTTTATCATTAAGGAAATGGAAATGCCGGTAAAATCATTTAAAACATTTTTAGATGAAATGGGTGGCGGCGCCGGTGGCGCAGCCGCAGCAGGGCCAACAAATACAGCTGGCGGTGGACAAGTTGCTGGTATTGGTGTGGGCCCACAAGGTGAGCCTGGTGTTGATATTAGAAAAAATAAGAAAAAAAGAACGGCAGATCCAAGACTTCCTATGGGAATGGGTAGAAGAAAAAAAGTAGGTTGAAATGATAACCGAAAGCCAGCTGGCATCTATACTTCCACTCAACAAAAATATATCAAATTTAACAAACGCTTTAAATCAAATATTACCAAAGTACGACATTACGACATCTGATCGTATTGCGTCTTTTATTGGTCAGTGTGCCGTAGAAAGTTGTGAGTTTACGGTATTTGAAGAAAATTTAAAGTATTCAGCAAAAGGCTTGATGGGTGTTTGGCCGAATCATTTTCCAACAGAAGATATTGCAAAACAATACCAATATAAGCCAGAGATGATAGCTAACCTTGTATATGCAAATTTACTTGGAAATGGACCCACCGAGTCTGGTGATGGATGGAAATACAGAGGTCGTGGCGCCATACAACTAACGGGTAAATCAAACTGGACAAAATTCTCATCGTATTTGAATAAGAGTATCAATGATACCTTGTCCTACGGCGGAACATTATCTGGCCAAATAGAGTCTGCTTGTTTTTTCTGGTATATGAACAAATTGAATACGTATGCCGATCAAAAAGACATTATTACACTTACCAAACACGTTAACGGATCTAGATGCTTGGGACTAGAAAACCGAACAAAATACTGGAAAAAAGCTTTACAGATATTGACTTAGTATAAATACAAGTATATAATAACCGTGGAGAAATATTATGATAGAACAATTCACATCATTTATTACGTTATTTCGTCAGGGAAAGGAATTAACACACTCTGCGACCTGGAAGAATAGAACGATAGCAACAAATTGCTTGGTTTCTGTTTTTGGTGCCGTTCTAGTTATCGCAAAGGGATACGGATATGATTTTCCTATCAACGAAGAGAGCATTCAAAACATCGCAGTGGGTGCTGTTGCTGTTGTTGGTGCTATCAACGCCGTCATGCACGTTATCACATCTTCAAAGGTCGGATTGCCGGCCAAAAGTTGAAATATCTGACGTTTATGATGAGTATGGGAGAAAAAAAATTGAAGATTCGAAGATAATTGAATCTGGTATAAAAAATGGAAGCATACCCATCATTGTCGGGTTTACGTGTAAGTTAAATTAAAATTTTATTAGGAGAAGATTATGTCAATTCTTTCAGATATCGTTGCAGAAGTAATTACCCTCGAGCATAAGTTATTGGCTGCTTTCGAAGCAAGCCCTGTTGGTAAGATGATCGAAGATGATTTTAAGGCCGCAGTCAAAGAACTAGAATCGGTTGCTGCACATGACTTAGCAAATGTTGTTAAGACCATTGGCGTTGCTATTCTAGAAGGTTTGGCAACTAGTGGCGGAAATACAACAGCTGCTATTGCTGCAGGTATCGCTGCTGCTGGTCCTGCATTTAAGGCGGCAGAAGCTGATATTTCACAAAAGACAGTAACAACACTTGTTGGCACAGTTGTCAATCAGTTAGCAGTTGTTGCTCCAGTAACAAAGTAACTAATAAATTAGAGGCCCATTGGCGGTACCGATGGGTTTACTATATTTTAGAAGGTGACCATGGCCAGCACAGAGCAGGACATAACTACAATAAAAGTAGATGTTGGTGTATTAAAAACACAAATTGATTTGATTACCAAATTGTGTGGTAAGATGGATGATGTTATTGAAAAATTAGTTCAACAACACGACCGCCATTTAGCCAAGGTATACACGGACATGGAAGATAGAAGAAGAGAAACTGATGCAGATGTGAAAGAAATTCACGGCCGCATTGATATAGTTTTGGATAAAGTCCAACAAGTTGAACTTAGACTCGTTGAAGAAATAAAAAGTCTGCGAGTCGATATGCAAAGCCGCGGCGTCGAAGAAAAAGAAATCTTAGATAAACTTCTTAAATGGAAATGGATGATTGTAGGTGGTATTATTGTAGTCACATGGTTGATTTCTCACGTAGGTCCTGATACACTTGCTACATTAATGAAATAATAAAGTGATTTTTATATTATGAGTGTCTATATTGACCGAGCATTCTTGCTCCGCATTTCTGCCAAGCTTCCGCGTTTTGCACAAAAGAAAGATGACCTGTACAACTTCAGGTGTCCTCTCTGTGGCGATTCACAGAAAAATAAAACCAAATGCCGCGGTTATATTTACCGTAAGAAAAACGATTACTTCTATATGTGCCATAATTGCGGCGCATCTACCAATTTCTATAACTTTTTGGAAAAGGTAGAACCAACTCTTATCAAAGAGTATGCACTGGAAAGATACAAAGACGGCAGTGCAAACAACTCACCAAAGCCAACTTTCTTCGAAGCAAAAATAAAACCTATATTCAGGGAAAAAATTGATTTACCGTCAATCGAATCTTTATCAGAAGAACATTTTGCTAGAGAGTATGTTACATCTAGGCAAATTCCTAGAAAATTTTGGTCGCAGTTGTATTTTGCCGAAGATTTTAAAAAGTTTGCAGAAGATAATGGTATTCATAACGAAGGCCTTAAAACCGACGACCAGCGATTGGTTATACCATTCTTTGATAAGAAAAAAGAACTGGTAGCTTTCCAAGGTCGAGCTCTTGGTAAATCTCCACTACGTTATATCACACTCAAGACACACAATGATAACAATAAGGTCTATGGACTCGACCGAATTGACGAGGACAAGACGATCTATGTGACCGAAGGTCCTATTGACTCCATGTTCTTAGACAACGCCGTGGCGACTGCGGATTCAAATCTGGAGTCTATTGGTAAATTACTGGATAAAACAAAAGTGGTACTGGTATTTGACAATGAACCGCGCAACAAAGAAATTTGCCATAAAATAGACAAGGCAATTGATAATCATTTTCAAGTTGTCATATGGCCAGAAATGGTAGAAGCCAAAGATATCAATGACATGATTCTTGACGGCTTGACATCTGAAGATATTCAAGATATTATTGAAAGTAATACGTTCGTTAATTTACGAGCTAAAGCGGAGTTTGTAAATTGGAAAAAGATATAAAAGATGTTGTTTATGAATGGGTTAATAAATTATCCAAAAGAAGAAAAGAAATAGATGGTCTAAGTCTTTGTCCTTTTTCTATGAAGGCGCTGGTCGAAAAAAAAGTTTTCTGGTACGACATGGAAGGCGATCCTGAAGTATACATAGAGAGCTGTCTTAGTAAATTGTTTGACTTTGAAGTAGCAATATTTTTCGATACTAAAAAAGAATTGACCGATGAAAATTTGTCAGAGATAATAACCAATTTAAATAAAAAAAGAACAGATTTAATATTCTTGAAATCACATCCTGATAATGCAGGACATATTCAAGGCATTTTTACAGGCAATGGTTTTTATCCAGCTATATTAGCGCAACAGAAAGATAAATTGTTGTTGGCTCGTAGTGCTCTGAAAAAAACAAATTATTATGATTTTTGGGACGACGAATATTTGAAAGAAATTTGGGGATACGGAAATGAATTATAAATCTATCTTTATCTCCGATGTACATCTAGGAACCAAAGGGTGCAAAGCAGATTTGCTTTGTAATTTTCTAAAGCAGAATAATTCTGATAATTTGTTCCTAGTCGGAGATATTATTGATGGGTGGAGATTAGAGCGTAAGTTCTATTGGCCACAGAGTCACAGTAATGTTATCCGCCGTATTCTAACAGCAGCCAAACGTGGCACTAATGTTGTGTACATTGTGGGTAACCATGATGAAGTTTTAAGAAAGATTCTACCATTTGGCATATCTTTTGGTGAGATTAAATTAAAAAATCATCATAGATATACTGCTATTGATGGCAAAACTTATTTGGTTATACACGGCGATTTATTTGATACCGCAATTCGTAATAAATTAAAGTTCCTATATCATTTGGGTGACGTAATTTATGACCGTCTATTAGATCTAAATCATGTGGTGAATTGGTTTCGAAAGAAATTCGGTCTCAAGTATTGGAGTCTAAGTGCGTATCTAAAAGGCAAAACAAAAGAAGCTGTTGCCTTTATGTCTGACTTTGAAAATTTGATTGCTGAGTATTGCACAAAGAAAAAAGCAGACGGAATTATCTGTGGGCACATTCACCATGCTGACATTAAAGATATTAATGGCATCACCTATATGAATGATGGTGATTGGGTAGAAAGTTGTACAGCACTTGTTGAACATTATGATGGCAAGTGGGAAATTATTGATTGGAGAAAAGAAATTGAAAGTTAAGTTGATGTCTCATACGCAAACAGTAGATGGATTAAGTTTGACAGAACAAGTTGCATATGCAGCTAGAGTTTCGAACCCAGCAAATCAAGGTAATAACGATACAGCTGAAAAGCTTGTCAAATACCTAATCAAGAACAAACATTGGTCGCCATTAGAGATGGTATCAGTTTGTTTGGAAATTGAAACAACACGGGACATTGCTCGCCAAATTTTGCGGCATCGTTCATTTAGTTTTCAAGAGTTCAGCCAACGTTATGCTGATCCAACAAAAGAATTAGATTTTGAAGTCAAAGAAGCAAGACTACAAGATTCAAGCAATAGACAGAATAGTATTAAAACTGATGACTATATGTTAGATGCTGCTTGGGATAATGTGCAACGAAATGTTATACGCGAAGCTCAAGCCGCATATAAGTGGGCAATAGAGAATGGTATTGCCAAAGAACAAGCAAGAGCAGTGTTACCTGAAGGCCTTACAGTATCAAGATTGTATATGACGGGAACACTTAGATCATGGTTGCACTACATAGAGATCCGCAGCGGTAACGGAACACAGAAAGAACATATGGATGTTGCTCGAGCCTGCGCCGATATTATTACTGAAGTATTTCCATTAACTAAACAATTTGTACAAGAATGAGGATCAATTATGCCCACTAGACTTCCCACAATTTACCAGGACTTTATTCATATTTCTCGTTATGCTCGTTATTCAGACGAACTAAAGCGTCGTGAGACATGGGACGAAACCGTTGGTAGATATATCGATTACTTCAAAAAAAGAACAAATAACAATAAGAAAGTTCCGTGGGAAGAAATTCGTACCGCTATTTTAAATCTCGAAGTAATGCCATCAATGCGTTGCTTGATGACTGCTGGTCCCGCACTCGACAAGGATCAGGTCGCTGGTTATAATTGCTCTTATATTTCCATAGACTCTCCAAAGTCATTTGATGAGATCATGTATATTCTCATGTGTGGAACTGGTGTTGGTTTCTCTGTTGAATCCAGATACACAAGTAAACTTCCTGAAGTGCCTGATGAATTGCACGATACAGACACAACAATCGTATTTAAAGACTCTAAGATTGGTTGGGCAACAGGATTCAGAGAGTGGATCTCACTTCTGTATTCGGGAAAGATTGCTAAGTGGGATGTTTCAAAAGTACGTCCAGCAGGCGCTCGTCTAAAGTCATTTGGCGGCCGCGCTTCTGGTCCTGAACCATTAGTAGACTTGCTTAAGTTTACATTAAACATTTTTCAAAAAGCACACGGTCGCAAGTTGACCACATTAGAGTGTCATGACATCGTATGTAAGATTGCTGATATTGTGGTGTGTGGCGGCGTTCGTCGTTCTGCATTAATCTCACTGTCTGATTTGAATGATGACCACATTCGTAATGCAAAAGCAGGTAATTGGTGGTTGGCAGATGGCCAACGTGCGCTTGCCAATAACTCAGCTGTATATGAACAGAAACCAGACATGGAGACGTTCTTAACCGAATGGGTTGCACTCTACAAGTCGAAGTCTGGTGAGCGTGGAATGTTCTCTCGCCAAGCATCACAGGCTGCAGCAGCCAAATACGGCCGTCGTGATCCGAAGGCAGAATACGGAACAAACCCATGTTCCGAAATTATTCTCCGACCATATCAGTTCTGCAATTTATCAGAAGTTGTGGTTCGCGCAGAGGACAATTTGGAATCCCTGACTCGCAAAGCAAGAATTGCCACAATTCTAGGAACATTGCAATCAACACTTTCGGATTTTCGTTACATTAATAAGAAATGGAAGAACAACACCGAAGAAGAAAGATTGCTCGGTGTTTCTCTTACTGGTATATGCGATCACGAAGTATTAAATGGTAAAAACTTAGGAAAAAGTCCAGTAGACCTTGCAGATTGGTTAAAGACATTACGCGAATCGTGTGTCAAGACTAATCAGGAGTTTGCCAAGATTCTTGGTGTTCCTGAGTCTGCTGCTGTTACTTGCGTGAAGCCTTCTGGTACCGTATCACAGTTGGTCGATTCTGCATCAGGTATTCACCCACGTTACGCCAAATACTATATTCGTCGTGTTCGTGCCGATAAGAAAGATCCTCTCGCTGATTTCATGATTAAAAATGGTTATCAGGCAGAAGAAGATTTCTACGGAAAGAGCAACTGGGTATTCAGCTTTCCAATGAAGGCACCAGAAGGCGCAATGTTAACTAAAGATGTTTCTGCAATCAAGCAACTTGAATTATGGCAGGTCTATCAGGATCATTGGTGCGAACATAAGCCATCGATCACAGTATTCGTCGGTGAAGATGAATGGTTAGAAGTCGGCACATGGGTATACAAAAATATGTCCACACTCTCAGGTGTTTCTTTCCTACCTAGAGATACTGGTTCTTATCGTCAGGCTCCATATGAGGAAATCGATGAGACTAAGTATAACGAACTACTTGCTACGCAAAATGTTTCCATAGACTGGACTAAGTTCATGGAAGAAACTGATACGACAACAAGCACTAAAGAGTTGGCTTGTTCGGCAGGTGTTTGTGAAATATAACAACAAAAAAGGATCAAACCATGTCAGAGAAACACGTAAATGGAGAATGTTCTAGTTGTGAATCGACATTTCATGTTGCATACGTTGAAGAACTAGTATCTTCGGATCTTCCCGAGCACTGCCCTTTTTGCGGTGATCGGATTGAAGATGTATCAGAGTCATATATAGAGGATGATTCTGATGAAGAGGATACTGGAGAATGGGAATAGCGTGGACATATAATGGAAAAGAATTTACCGAGGACATGATTGGTGAAAATTATGGTTTTGTTTACCTGATCACCAATCTCTCCTCTGGTAGAAAATATATTGGCAAAAAACTGTTTTATTCTGCAAAGACAAAGCAGGTTAATAAAAAGAAGAAAAAATTCAAAGTTGCCAGCAATTGGCAAACATACTTTGGATCCAGTGAAATTCTCCTAAAAGATGTTATAATGGAGGGAGAAGAAAATTTCTCCAGAGAGATAATACATCTTTGCAGAAGTAAAGGTGAGTGTAGTTACCTGGAAACTAAAGAACAATTCCAAAGATCGGTTTTGGAAAGTGATGATTACTACAATACATGGATTATGTGTCGAGTAAGAAAATCACACATCAAGGATTATAATGCTAGAGTGTCTAAGACAAATTCAAGACCGTGATTTCGATATGATATCCTTCGTTGAAGGAGAAAACGATGTGATAAAGATTATTGGTAGTAATTATGAAGATAGTGGTGAAAAATTAGGAGGCTCAGAATTAGGCGATTCATATCATATCGTACTATTTCGAGACAGCAAAACTGATTCAGAAAAATATGATGATTTTGAAACCTTTGATGCCATTCTAGGTGATCCTTTGGAATACATTTCTGGATTATTACCAAAATCAATTTATGGTATAGTTGCCAAAAGAACTACTACATCTGGTACATTTATCAATAAGATACTTGACAATATCAGAGAAATGGAGTATACTGTAACAGTATTTTCAAAATAAAGCACTCTAATGATTTTAGTCGATCTCAACCAAGTCCTTCTCTCTGGACTTATGGCACAAATGTCCTCTCAAAAAGATTTTAAGTTGGACGAGAACCTTGTTCGTCACATGGTTCTGAATACTCTCCGAAATAACATCAAGACGTTCCGTAAAGACTATGGTGACGTTGTTCTCTGTTGTGACAATCGTAAGTATTGGCGCAAAGAAATTTTCCCCTTCTACAAGGCCGGCCGAAAGAAGGCTCGCGAAAAGTCCGATCTAGACTGGCACTTAATTTTCGATATTCTTGGTATCATTAAGCAAGAACTGAAAGAAAACTTTCCATATAAGGTGATTGACGTTGAAGGTGCGGAAGCTGACGATATTATTGGTACTCTTGTTCCTCGCTATGCTATGTCTGAAAACATTCTCATTCTTTCGAGTGATGGAGACTTCATACAATTACAACAATATGGTTTTAACTCTAACTTTAAAGTTTCCCAGTTTAACCCAGCACTAAAGAAGTTTGTAATCTCTGAAAATCCTTTGATGGATCTTAAAGAGAAGATTATCCGCGGTGACAAGGGTGATGGTATTCCAAATATCTTTTCTCCATCTGATTGCTTTGTCCGTGAACTAAGGCAAAAGTCTATCTCAAAAGGCAAGCTTGAAGAACTGATGAAAGAAAATTATGACCAATGGGCAGATGATGCCGCCAAAGCAGGTTATGTTCGTAATCAGATGCTAATCGACCTCAGGCATATTCCTTCAGAGATTAAAAATAACATCATAAATACTTTTGATGAATTGAAACCTGCATCAAAGCAAAAGATGCTTAACTACTTTATTGACAAGAGATTGAAAAATCTAATGGAAGTAATTGAGGAATTTTAATGAAAAATGTATATGAAATTTTTGATGAGTTCGAAGAAGCAAAGAACAAAAAGCAAAAAATGAAAGTTCTTGAAAATAACCTTTCAACTTTACTAGTCACCGTACTACAACTGACTTACCATCCGAATATTAAATGGAAGATCAGTGAAATGCCAGACAACTATAAAGTCCAAGAAGATTCTAAACTTCCAGGATTGTCTCGCTGCCAACTATCAACCGAAATTCGTAAGCTGTATATGTTCCAAGAAGGAAATCCCACAGCAGAATCATTAACTCTCCGCAAACAAAATGAATTACTGATCCAGCTACTAGAGTCGCTGGAACCCCGTGAAGCCGAGGTCGTTATGGGTATTTTCAGGAAAGACCAAGGCGTCCAAGGCTTAGATTACAAATTTGTAAAAGAAGCCTTTCCACAAATGCTACCATAACAGGAGAAACAAGTGTCGAAGTTTGCTGATAAGTTTCAGAAAGATTTTTATTTCGAAGAAGATGAAGATTCTGAAAATTTCTTTTTAGAAAAGCGTATGAGGAGAGATATTTCTCCAAAAAAAGAAAAAATACGCAAAAATGAAGAAATGCTTAAACAGTTACGCCGAGAAGATATGAAATACGGCGAAAAATAATTGGTATAGATGAAAATAACGCTTGCCATTTGCAGAAAACTCCTGTATGATGGTCACGTTTTTGATGGTAATTTATTATGATGATCTATACACGAATTCCAAAGCATAATCGCAGAAAAAAGAAAAAGGCAAAATCTGTCGCTCCTGTCAGTTATGCCCATATAACACTTTCAGGTAAACCTGTCAGTATTGATCGGCAAACTAAAGTTGTTGCTACCTACAAACCTTCTCCAGTTTTTCGTAGAGACGAACCTCGTATTCCTTCATTAAATAGTAATGTTGGTAATACCCATCGTAAAGAACCGATGAAATATACTGGTACTTTGATTAAAGGTATCGCTACGATGCACAAATCCAATGCGGTACCCGTAATCAACGAAGAAGAAATGATTTCCATTTCAAGGATGCGTCGTGGATAACACAAAAAAGTATTATGCAAGAGTCGAGGACGCCAAAGATGGCTCAGGAGATGCAATTTTAATCTTTCCTGACGATTTTGCAGAAGAATTTGGCTTACTCCTTGGCTCAAAAGTTGATTTGAGAGTAGAAAATGGCGATTTGATAATGAGAAAAGTTGATGAAAACGATAAAATTGTCTGAAAATATACTTCTTTTCACTTTCGAGACGCAAAAAGAACTCGCTTTAACGTTTTTTCGTGTTCAGGAGTACTATGAGTCACCATACAATGATCTTCACGGTAAGGAATTTTCTGTTTTTGATTTCCTAAAGACGATGATGAACGAAAAAGGCGAAATTGACTACTTTGCCAAATGGTGCGGATTCAATATTCCGGGTATTGTCATTAACAAATGGATAAATTCGTTAAAAGATTCACCAACTCCTTCGGAAAACATTTTTTGTGAAGAAATTTACAAAAATGTTTCGTTGAAAAAGCCATTTTATGTTATTGGTGCTCTGGAAAAAGATAGTAAAACAATCGATCATGAAATTGCACACGCACTTTATTATATGAATAAAGAATTTTATGAAAATATGGATATTTTGAATGATAAATTCCGTAAGAATTTTCCAAGAATATATAATTCAATGTCTAGTCATTTACGAAAGATGGAATATCGCTCGGAAGTGATAAAAGATGAAATTCAAGCATATTTGTCATCCGAATCAAAAAAATATTTGGATGAGGAATTCAATTTTGATTGGAACGCCAAATCTAAATTAAAAAATACGTATAAATTCAATCACTTACGAAAAGAGTATGTCAAAGTGTTGCGTTTTTACAACACTTTTAAGTGGCAATAATTAGTCAAAGCGCTTGACACCAGCCTTGGCCTCCTGTAGGATACGCATACTGGTTAAACAACGGACAACCCATGCAAGCTACTGAATCTAAATCGCTTATCCAATCTAAATCACTTCTAGCCAAACTGATGGCTATGGAAAATATCACAATCGAACAACGTCCTGTACCCACGGCAATGTTTGACGTTAAGAACCGAATTTTGACTATACCGGTTCTTGATGAAAAGATTTCTTCCGAACTTTATGACCTTTTCGTTGGTCATGAAGTCGCCCATGCGCTTTGGACTCCAATGGATGGTCTACTTAAAGCCCATGAGCAAAAAGTGTCTAAGGGTGTGACCAATTGCGTCGAGGATGCCCGCATTGAGCGTAAGATCAAGGTGAAATATCCTGGTCTCCGCAATTCGTTCACGAAAGCTTACCGTGAACTTATGAGCAAAAACTTTTTCAATACCGATGGTTACGATATTAATGATATGAATTTCATTGATCGTGCCAATTTGTATTTCAAGTCCGGTGCTTCTCTCGGTATTGAGTTTACTCCCGAAGAGCGAGAATTGGTCAATGAGATTGGTTCGACCGAAACGTATGATGACGTTATCGAAGTTTCGAAAAAAATCTGTTCCTTTATGAAAGAACAATACGATCAGAGAGCACAAAATTCTGATAGTGAAGATGAGTCTGAAGATTTTGACTTTGATTTTGATTCGAACGATTCTTCTCATTATAATTATGATGAAGATTACGATTCAGAAGATTCGGATGATTCTAACGGTTCAAATGCAGATTCTGATGACTATGATTCCGAAGAAACCGAAGATGGTGATTCATCGGAAGATTCTCAAGGCGAATTTGAGGACGATGGCGATTCTGAGTCCGACAGCGGCACAGGTGAAGCAACCAATTCAAGTGGCCGTAAAGATTCTAACGCTAAACAGGCTGCCGGTTTTGTTGAATTCAACGAAGAAGATATTCGTTCGTACACCGATGAAGCATTAAAACAGAATGAAAGTATGTTATTTGCCGCCAATAGTCAGCAAATCAATTATGCTAATATTCCTCAGTTTGATTTGAACAATCATATTGTCGATCATAAGTATTTGTATAAAAAGTATCGTGAGGATAGTGATCTTGAATTTGCCGTTGACCGTGAAGGCTTCCAAAAAATTCGCAAAGACACAAGCAAGATTGTTTCTTTCCTTGCGAAAGAATTTGAGTTACGCAAAAATGCCGATCAACTAAAACGCGCATCAACGGCTAAAACCGGCGACTTAAATATGTCAAAGATTTTCTCATATCAATTCAATGAGGACATTTTCAAAAAGATTACTGTTCTTCCCGGTGGTAAATCTCACGGCCTCGTCATGTTCCTTGACTGGTCTGGTTCAATGAACAATCATATGCCCAACACAGTCAAGCAGCTCATTTCGATTGTGATGTTCTGTAAAAAAGTCAATATTCCTTTTGAAGTGTATTGCTTCTCTGAGTCTGGTCCAAATGAACCACATAGACCGACTCCTAAAGATGGCGACCTTGGCATGGATGCTTTCTTTCTACTAAACATTCTTTCAAGCCGTATGTCGGCCAGCGAATTTACTTTTGCTGCGTCTGCACTAGTTTATATTTCTAGTCCGAATCGCCGTTATTCTTCCTGTCCTCATTGGTTCATGCTTGGCTCTACTCCGTTCAACGAAGCAATTATTTCTGCGATGGACATTGTTCCTGCCTTTCAGGCCAAATACAAACTTCAAATAGTGAACACGGTATTCTTGACCGATGGTGAGGCCAATCAATGTCGGACAATTTATCGCAAAGATATTATCACCGGCAATCTTGGACATGATTATTGCGCTGATAATTACAAGCGGCGTTTAATTGTTCGTGATCCTATCACTAGAAATGAAGTTACTGTTCGTAATTTGTATGATCGCGGCGCTTTGACCGCAGGCTTAATCAAATTGTTAAAAATGCGTACTGATTGCAATGTGGTTGGTTTCTATCTCTTATCTTCACGCGATTTTCGTCGTGAGATGTATCAATGGTTTCCGCATAATAAACAAATTGATATGCGTGCCAAGTTCCGCAAAGAAAAGTTTGCAATTGTCAAGTCCGCTGGTTTTGATGAATACTATCTGATGCGTTCAGAAGGTCACTCATTAGATAACCTAAACGAAGATGAAGATTTTGTGGTTGAAGAAGGTGCAACTACTCGAAAGCTAGTTAACGCCTTCTCTAAATACACCAGTAATCGTCTTGCGAACCGAGTGGTTCTCAATCGATTTGTTGGAATGATTGCGTAAGAGTAAATACAATGACATATTTTAATATCAGAAATAACATACCCTACAAAGTTCTAGTAGAAAAGAATCTGTCTGGTTATGGTTATACAGTACAATGTTTTGAAAACGATAAGATGGTTGCCACGACGGTGGTAGATGATGTGTCGATTGCAAATAGTATTGCCGAAAGTTTTGTTGGTCCATCAGAACCCCAATTATTGATAGGATAACTTATAAATAAACCTGCTCGTTAACTTACATCGAAGGAGTATCTTTATGGATAGCTTACAGACTTATCTCTGGTCGATTGTACATGATTACGAAGATGGAAAACCGGTCTCTGAAATTTCAGAAGATACGGATATACCAGTAGAAGATATTATTTTTGTTCTAATAGATATAGGTAAATTTACTGAACACGATTTTGCCGGCGACCTTTAAGCGTCAAGGAATTTTAAATGGCCATAGATTCAGATCCAAGATCCCTAGTAGGAAAAACCACACAAACTGTGGGTAATACAACTATACATTTCGATAAAAAAAACGATATGTGTTCTTGGATTAGCCAAGATTTTGTTGATGTTATTTCAGATAAAAATTCTGGATTAACTTTTGACAATTGTTTGGAATGGTGTTCTGGATCTGGATTTATAGGTCTTAGACTTCTTGAATCCGGAGTATGCAATCACGTAACGTTTTTAGAATCTTCTGATGATTGCGTAAGCGACATTCAAGAAACTTTAAATGATCCTTCAAATGCACACCTCGCATCAAAAGTTTCAATAATAACTGGAACTTCAGTGACGGACTTATCTAATAGTAAATTTGATTTGATCGTAGGAA